CTTCTTTATCGAGGCTACGCTGATGGGCGGGCCGTACAGAAGAAGATAGAGTTTAAACCAACCTTTTTCATTCCAGACAATACGCGTAGCTCAGACTGGGAGACACTTTTCGGGCGCCCTGTCGCACCTATGCAGCCTGGCAATATGTCTGACGCTAAGGATTTTATTAAGCGCTATGAAGACGTAGGAAACTTCGAAATCCACGGCACAACGAACTATGTGCACCAATATATTTCTGATACGTGGCAGAAGCCTATGAAGTTTGATATGAAGAAAATGAATATCACGGTGATTGATATTGAGGTGGGTTCCGACGAAGGGTTTCCAGAGCCGGACGAAGCTAAGTATGAAATCAACGCTATCACAATCAAGAATTTAAATTCCGCGCACTATTTCACCTGGGGTTTCGGTGATTTTGATACGTCCACCTGTGATGAAAATGTTATCTATCGCGGCTGTAAGGACGAACGCGAACTCCTTCTAGATTTTCTAGCGCATTGGGAAGAGCGTATTCCTGATATTCTGACTGGATGGTTTTCCGAATCATTCGACGTTCCATATCTGGTCAACCGTATCGCTCGCCTTTTCGGTGAAGATATGACAAAAACGCTATCTCCATGGCGTCGTATTGAGCGCAAGGATGTGCCGGTCGCTGGTAAGGTGCGTCAACAATACAATATCGTTGGTGTAACACAACTCGACTATATCGACATTTTCAAGAAATTTACTATGAATACTCTTGGTGTTCAAGAATCTTACAAGTTGGACCACATTGCATACGTAGTATTGAAAGAGAAGAAGATTGATTATTCTGAATATGGATCACTCCATGGGCTGTATAAGAATGATTATCCTAAGTATCTTCGATATAATATCCGTGACGTTGGGCTTATTGAAAAGATTGATGACCAGCTAGGGCTTATAGAACTTGTTCTGGTTATGGCTTATCGTAGTAAATGTGCTATTTCTGAGACGTTGGGTACAGTAGGTATCTGGGACGCTACACTATTGAACGTGTTTCGTTCGAAGAATATTGCGGTTCCGCCTAAGAGTTATTCGTCTTATAATACGATTGCTGGTGGTTTTGTCAAGGATATAAAGCCCAGTATGTATGAATGGGTAGTTTCATTTGACCTCAATTCACTATATCCACATATTATCATGCAATATAACATGAGCCCAGAGACAGTGGTAAATGATCAGTTGCCGGGTATCAACGTTGACTATCTCCTTAAAGTATTAGAGAAGGATTTGCCACTAAATATTCCTGATGGGCATTGTATGGCTGCTACTGGTCAGTTATTCCGTAGTGATAAGCTTGGTATCATTCCAGAGGTTATTGATGAATACTATGCGGAGCGTTCGAAGGTCAAGAAAGAAATGCTGCGCCTAGAACAAGAGCTTGAGAAGACTAAGAATAAAGAGACTAAACGAACTATCGGCATTATGAATAATATTCAAATGTCGATTAAAATCATGATGAATAGTCTTTATGGCGCAATGGCAAATCAGTATTTTCGATATTTCGATGCCCGTGTAGCTGAGGCGATCACAATTTCTGGGCAGCTGACCATTCGATGGGGCGAAATCGTCGTAAACAAATACATGAATGAATTGCTAGGCACCGAAGGCGTAGATTATGTAATTGCAATTGATACAGATTCTATCTATGTCGATATGTCTAAGTTGGTATACAAAGTTCTTGGTGATAAACCCGACACTCAAAAGGCGGTGGATTTCCTTTCTAAGGCTGCTCCTAAGTTCGAAAAGAAGCTAGATAATGGGTTCGTAAAGCTAGCTAACAAGCTTCAAGCACCGTCCCAGCGAATGGTTATGGCGCGAGAAATCATTGCAGATAAAGCTATCTGGATTGCCAAGAAGCGGTATATTGCGAACGTTTGGGATAGTGAGGGTGTTCGTTTCGAAGAGGCTAAACTGAAAATGGTTGGCATTGAAGCTAACCGATCCTCAACGCCAGAAGCGTGTCGTGATATGATCAAGGCGACGTTGAAGACAATTATGATGGGTGATGAAAAACTGGTCCAACGCGAGATTGCAAGTTTGCGTGAAAAGTTTAAGGCTATGTCACCGGAGCAAATCGCATTTCCACGCGGTATCAGCGACCTTGAAAAGTACCAAGATCGTGCTGGTTTGTATAAGAGTGGCACACCGATTCATGTTCGTGCAGCCATTCTATATAATCAAGCGCTAAAAGATCACGATATATCGAATCGGTATGAGAGGATTCAAACGGGTAATAAAATGAAGTTTATGTATATGAAGAAGCCTAATCCGATCTTCGAAAATGTGTTCGGGTTTGAATCTGTCTTTCCTAGAGAGAGTGGGCTTGAAAAGTTTATTGATTATGATCTACAATTTCAGAAAGCTTTTGTTGATCCGATTGATAACATATTAACCGCAATCGGCTGGAATGTCGAAGCTAGAGGAACCTTGGAGGATTTGTTCGGATGAGTGACAATTGGGTAGACGATTTCGGTTTTAGTGCCGTTGACGAAGATACGTATAGACGAAAAGTTATAGAGCAAGAGGAAGCGTCGAAAGCTCCTACTGCTCCGGCGGTTGCTAAAGATGATATTGATCAGCTAGAAAGACGTATCGAAAGAAAACTGGATAGCTTGAAAAACCTCGAAAAAAAGGTTGACAAGTTGATCGGATTAGTATATGATAATGAAGATATCGTGACAGAACGTAAACAGTTAGCCGATTCTGTTGCAAATCAGAAAGTCAAAGCAATGTCGGATATTATTTTGCCATTGCTCAATAGTCTTTATAGAACACAAAATCAAGAATATATCCATTGGCCTGGCAGAGGTCCTATTATCCAAAAGCAGATGGATAAAGTTCGGGCTATTCTAGACGGAAGCTATTTTGAGAAGAAAGAGGAAAGTAAATGAGTTTTTTTAGCGATATGGTAAAAGATTTGAATGATGAAAATGTACACCTTCTAGAGAATGGTGGAAATTCTTCTGAGTTCACAGGATGGATTGATACGGGTTCTTTGATGTTGAATGCACTATGTTCTGGGTCATTGAAGGGTGGTGTGCCGAATAATAAGATTCTCGGGCTCGCTGGTGAGGAAGCTACCGGCAAGACGTATTTTGCTCTAGGTATGGTCAAAAATTTTATGACTGATCCGGATGCTGGCACGATGTTCTATGATACTGAGTCCGCAGTTACGCGCGAAATGATGTTGACAAGGGGTATCGATCCTGCTAGACTGGTTGTTGGCGAACCTGCTACCGTGCAAGAGTTTCGTTATAAGGCTCTTCAAGCATTGAAGCGCTATCGCGAAACTAAGAATCCACCTCCGATGATGATGGTCCTTGATTCGATGGGGCAGCTATCGACAACGAAGGAGGTAGAAGATACCGAGTCTGGTGCAGAGACAAAGGATATGGGGCGTGCTGCATTGCTGAAAGCTACTTTCCGTGTTCTAAACCTCAGCCTTGCGCGTGCGAAGGTGCCTATGATCGTGACGAATCACGTTTACGATAAGGTCGGTTCATTCATTCCGCAGAAGGAAATGTCTGGTGGTTCGGGGCTGAAATATGCTGCTAGCACGATTTTGTTTCTGACTAAAAAGAAGGATCGTGAAGGAACCGATATTGCAGGAAATATCATCACAGTGACCGCAGCAAAATCTCGTTTCACCAAACAATGGAAGAAGGTAGGTGTCAAGCTTTCTTACGAAACTGGGCTAGATAGATACTACGGGCTACTTGACTTAGGTGCGAAATATGATATAATCAAGAAGGCTGCAAAGGGCTGGGAAATGCCAGATGGTTCTAAGCACGCCGAAAAGAAAATCTATGCTGATCCTGAGAGATTCTTCACTCCTGATATTATGGAAAAATTGGAAGAAGTTTGTAAGAAAGAGTTCTGTTACGGAAGCGATCAAGAATTTCTAGAGACTGTTGACGGCGAGCCAGACGCAGATAGTGAAAACGCAAAGGAGTTGGTGTTGAATGAGACTTGAGAAAAGTATCCTATCAAATCTGGTAAATAATGAAGACTTTACCAGAAAGGCAATACCTTATCTCAAAGAAGAATATTTCCATGATCCAGAAGAAAAGTTATTATTCAATCTAGTTGAAGAACATATCAAAACATATAATACTTTACCTAGCAGAGAAATACTTTCGATTACATTAGAAAACAGCGAAAACTTGGGGGATGATCTTTACAAATCATCCCTTGAGTATGTTTCCGAACTGACTTCTTCTGAAAAGGACATGCAATGGCTTTTGGACAAGACTGAGGAGTTTTGTCAAGAGAAAGCCGTATACAATGCAGTCATGGATTCTATTCAAATTTTGGACGGTAGGGACGATAAGCAATCTAAAACCGCTATTCCCGATATTCTATCAAAAGCATTAGGAGTATCTTTTGACTCGCATATCGGGCACGATTGGCTAGAAGATTTTGCAGAACGTTTCGATTTCTATCATAAAGTCGAAGAGCGTGTCCCGTTTGATATCGAGTACCTAAATCTAATCACAAAGGGCGGGCTTCCAAAAAAGACGCTATCTTGTATACTAGCAGGCACGAACGTTGGTAAGTCTCTTGCTATGTGCCACATGGCATCGGCTAATATCTTAGACGGTAAGAACGTTCTCTATATCACCTGCGAAATGGCAGAAGAGCGAATCGCAGAACGTATTGATGCAAATTTGCTAGATGTACCGATTTCGGATATCGAAGGGCTACCTAAAGCAGCCTTTGAAAAGAAAATTCAAAGGGTTGCTTCTAAGACTAACGGCAAGTTGATCATTAAGGAATATCCACCTACTACCGCTGGTGCTGGGCATTTTAGACATCTTCTAAATGAGTTGAAACTAAAGCGTGATTTCTCACCTGATATTATCTACATTGACTATTTGAACATTTGTGCTTCAATGCGCTTGAAATACGGTTCAAACGTCAATAGCTATATGTATATCAAATCAGTAGCCGAAGAACTTCGCGGCTTGGCGGTAGAACGGGGGTTGCCTATTATGACAGCCACCCAGACAAATAGAACTGGATATACGAGTAGCGATCCTGGGTTGGAAGACACGTCAGAATCTTTCGGGTTGCCAGCCACCGTCGATTTGATGATTGCTTTGATAACTAGCGAAGAGTTAGAAGGGCTAGGGCAGCTAAAAGCTAAACAGTTGAAAAATCGATTGAATGATGTTACCCAAAATAGAGCGTTCTTAATAGGGGTTGACAGAAGCAGAATGAGACTGTATGATGTAGAACAGGATGCACAGGAGGGTATGCCAGAAGACGATAAATCGGTTATGGATAATTCCCCGTTCGGTGAGCGTGCGAACGATGAAGGTAAACGAGGCAAAAAATTCAACATGGAAGGATTTCGATGATGTATCGCTATGAGGTTGAGGATAATGGAGCGAAGAAACTACATAAAATTGTAGAGGTTCGCGAGGATGGATCAGAAATCGAGGTGTACGTATCTTTAGTTGAAAAGAAGGTAAAGGAAATCTACCGTCAGATGAAACGGGGGCAGGTAGGCTTCAATGGGTGGACACCACAATTTTTGACATATCGTGCAAAAAACGCTTGACATAACCCTCCGATATGTTATTATGAAGAAAGTGACAAGGAGATTGATGAATGACGTATACGGAAATTCTAGAAATGATTATCGAAGAGCGTAAATATGCGCTAGACGATATCGATGTTATGGAAACGGTTTCCCTAGCATTCGAAATTCCACGTACACGGGTGCGTGAGATTATGTATAATATGGACAAAAGCGAGGCAGCTTAGAAAGGCACTAAAATGATTATCGATACGGACACTATGACTACCGCAGAAGTGGAAGCGAAACTTCAAGAGTTTCTAGCCTCAGCTAAGATTAAAAATAAGCAGAAGGCCTCAGAAGATATCGCGCGCCTCAAAGAGGAAGCTATGGATAAAATTCGTGAGGCTCAGACTATTGCCGACGAGAATGGTGTCTCTTTCACATTCTCTGTCGATTATGGCATGGGCGGCACGTACTATCCGACCCGCGATGCTGGAAATAATGACGATTGGTACAGTTCTGACGAAGGTTGGGTCTCCAGTTCTTATAACTGCTAATCTAGGAGTTTCGTTATGCTTTTGGCTATTGGTTCACTCGCATTGAAAATTGCACTACCGTCAAATGAGGTTTTGGGGCGTACTCCCAAAGATTTTGACTATATGTGTACTTATGAAGCTTTTGAAGAGCATCTAAATCTTATTGGTAAATATAATACGATTGTGCATTGTGAACCAATTTCAAAGGGTAAAAAGTTCCATGTAGTAACACACCCAAGTAACAGTTTCGATCCGATCCACTACGAATACGAAATTGCATGGCCAGGTTCTACCGCCGAATGGTTCCTACAAATAGAAAACCGAGGCGACGGCGCGCCGATGTTAGCAGCATCTATCGAAGGGCTCTATGCTCTAAAAATGAGCCATCGATATAAGAAGAATAGCCCGCACTTCTATAAGACAATGCGTGATATCCAACTTATGCGTAAAGTATTCAACATAAAGCATATCGATCCTGAGTATGTCGAATGGTTCAAAGCACGCGAAAAGGAGACGTATGACTATGGGCATCCGAAGCTGAACCAGTCAAAAGAAAGCTTTTTCAGTAACGATGGTGTAAACTACATCTATGACCATGATGATATTCATAAAGCGGTTGCAATTAGTGATAAGCCAGCCTATAAGTATTATCAGTCTGTAGAAGACGAGGTGAAAACACTCCCGGAAGCGTTTTTCGCTGTTGGTGAAGAGATTCGACAATTGGGGGTCCTCGAGGAGGCTTACGTCCTCGCCCTTGAACGCGCCGTGATTCCTAACAATGTGGAGCCACGGAAAGCGTTTCTAATCGCTCTAGAGAAAATCTGCACGAGCATCACCAGCGGCTGGTTCCGCGAATATGCCTGGGAAAATTTCGATATGGTGGTGGAAAACTATGATCCGTATTATGT